GAGGTAGTTTCCTAACCCCAGGCCCCGCTAGAGACTCTTAGTCTCTAAAGCCCTAATGTGAATTAGGCCGAGAGCCGCCGGCGACGAGTCTTTACTAGGCTACGATAAGTGTTTACACTTACTGGTGCTCAGATAAAGCTACGCTGCTTCTTATGGTTTTCTAGCTAAGATAAGTTTATAGTTTCATAGGAAACAATTATAAACTGATTCTTTAAGAGAAAACCCGGGCGTCGCATTCGGAAGAAATGCCGTTCCTCTTGCCCCTTTTAGGGGTTAAAAGATACGCCGTTTTGACTGATATCAGCAGAACCATCTCCTGTAGATGAGTCTTCTACGACAACCCGTTAAGGATCTATCGTCGAGATCTAAAATACAGCCGAAGTTAGGAGCCAGGGCTTACCTTATAAAGTAAGTTCCGGACCCTATAAAATAATTTTGCTTTCAGTTGACTATGACAACTCAAGATCAAGATTCGCTAAATTTAGCGAATACTGTGCCTGAGATGCCTGCCAAAGCAGGGCAACTAACACCTCCCCCGGTTCCTAAAGGACCGCTGGCGGATTTAGTTGCTGGCGTTTCTGGCGTTAAGCGTCGCTTAACTTCTTTAAAGGATGATAAATTTGTTTCGGCGTTGACGCCGACTCAAATCTAACCATCTATGAAAGAGGTTAAGCAGCTTCAAGAAGACTTTACTGAAATCTTAAATATTCTTTCGAGGATCCGCAAAGACTTAGCTGGTCGTTTAGAAACGATCCGCAGAGCTAATGCGCAAGCTCGTAAGAATAAATAAGAGATTAGTAAGGCCGACTTGAAGGGAAAATCCTATAAACCTTTCCGCTCTAGAATTTCTAGAGTTGAACGGGTTATAGGCCTTACCCGCTTAGGCCCGAAACTTACAAAGATAGTTTTCCCGACGCCTCCATGGGTAAACCCGGAAGACGGCAGGACCTTCACGGCCAAAAGGCCAAGGAAGGCTATCTTTGATCAATTTAGAGATAAGCCGGTATACCGGCTTCTCGCTAGATTGCCTACTGCTCTGTTCGCCATTTATGGCGTAGAGCGCAGCTTAACTAAAGGTCTTATAGACTACCACGTTAGTGAGTATGAATTTATGTCTTACCACCGTGGCTGTGTATATTCAATAAAGCTCTTAAAAGAGCTCCATGGCTTATGCATCAGATACTGTGCTAATTCTAAATTTACTCCCATTGATGGTATTTCAGCTGACCAAGATGGTGTTCCGCTTATAGCGCAACCCTACCTTGCTTTGCTGAGAGGTACTTTACAAGAAAGAAATTGTGGGCTATGCATCCTGTCACTATTTAAAATGGTGATAGTACGCGGAGACCCCCCTTCTCTTGAATCGATAGTTAAGCCCTTTTATACAGAACTAAATTATAAGTTCGACGGTAATGGGGAATTTGTGAGAAAAGCTGGAGCGGCTTATAAGCAACTACAGCCAACTTTCAAACCCTATTCCGAGTCCTTATTGTTTAAGTCTGTATTAGAGGAAATGTTTCCTAAGAGGCATACCCGAAATAGACTTAAAGCTATTTCTAGATTTTCTGAACTTCATATTAGTACCAGAAATGGTCCTAATGGTCCGTCCTTGCTTTCAAGTCAAGTTGATTACTTGGCTTTAAAAGAGAGTCCGACCCTATGGGAGTCAATTCAGGAATTAGCGGTGCTCACAAATCAAGTTGATTTGCTAGAACTGATTAATTCTTGTAATGAAACTCATAATGAAGTTAGAAGTTTGGGGGGAAAGATCCAGCCTTTACATTCGCGTCTATCTATTAAGATAGAACCGGGTGCAAAGACTCGTTTCTTTGCCATAGTTGACTATTTTACACAGTCGGTTCTTAAAGGTTTCCATAATTGGGCCTTTAAGGAATTATCTACATATCCGGAAGATGGGACTATGTCCCAAGATCAGGTATGTGAGATGATTCGCGGATGGACGCAAGAGGCTTTAGGTAAGCCCGTGTATAGCACGGATCTATCTAAGGCCACTGACCGTCTCCCCGCAACTCTTCAGTATGAAATAGTTCAAGCCATAGCTGGAACTCAATTTGCGAGATTATGGTATACCATAATATCTCAGAGAGAATTTCAACTTCCAAACTCTAGTCAAAGAGTTAAGTTTATGACTGGTCAACCTTTAGGTGCATATTCTTCTTGGGCGATGTTAGCTCTGACTCATCACGTCCTGTGCCGGTACGCTTTAAAGCGTATTGGACTAGAACGAGATTCGTTAAACCCATCGTTTGCTATCGTCGGGGATGATAATTGTCTCCGTGGATCAGAATTCGCATCCTCATACCATGAAATCATGGTCGGACTATGCGATGTTCAGGTATCTCCTTTGAAAGGTTTCTCTCCAGATATGTTATCTGGCAAGAATCCGTTAGAAGGACATATAGATTCTGTTGCAGAATTCTGCAAACGAGTCTTCTACGGAGGTTCTGAAGTAACCACTGTGTCACCTAGTACCATTAAAATGGCATTAGAGTATCCAATGGATTTTCCAGTAATCATCTCAGATTGTAACAAGCGGGGGGTATCGCTCACATTAGAGAAAGCTAGCCTACTGCTCTGGCTGGGTTATAACCCAGACAGTGCTCTGCTTGTTTCAACTTTTCCGCTAACTACAGCCCTTCCAAGTAATATCCTGGAAGAGGTACAATTAGTGGCATCTGAGCTTAAGATAGAATGGTATGATGAGACCCTAAAGGATCTTCTCGAGCCGGTCTATTATGGGCGCATGTTAGAAAAGCTGTCGCAATCAGTAGAGAAGTTTGCGGACTCCACACGAAAGTTTCGTGGTCAGGCCTCAGACTTTGTCAAAGTAGGCAAATGGGCTCTAATAGGTCATTTCAGTGGCTCTGTTCTTCGCAAGGTCATAGACCAAGTGACTTACAGAGTAACTAAAATGGTGGAGGAGTTACGCCGAAAAGGCTGGGATTCTTCTTTAGTTAAAACTGTAGTAAAGGGTTTAGTCGATTATGACGATTTATCAACTTTTCTACGTGGTAAACGTAGGAATATGGATGAACGTCCTAAACGCATAAACCGTGAACTAATGTCTTTAGCTAAAGAAGTTTCTAAGCTTCTTCTGAGCAAATCTTCAGAAGGGAAGGATCTTTATCGGTATTACAATGGCCAAATCGATGTTCGGGAGGTTCAGCGGGAACTCGCAAGCGAGATTTACACTGTTCCTATCGAAGATGATTGGGAGATGGTAATATCCTTATCTAATGAACCTGGGGAATTTGATATAGAGTAGAGCCTCGTAGTCAACTGCGG